GCCATAGCCATTGCCATTGCCATAGCCATAGCCATTGCCATAGCCATCGCCATAGCCATTGCCATTTTTAATAGGTTTATTCAGCTTTGACATGAGGTGCTCCTTCTAATGATTTTATGCAAATATCTGAACAAGGAATTATCTCTATCGCCTCCAACCAAACAGATGGAATGGCTTCGATGATCTTACTTTTATCTTGATTGATTCCATGATTTGCTACGGCACTTAATGAAATAGATTGTTTGCACCACCATTTATACATTCTTCGGGCAGAATTTATAATTACCTCATTACCTGATTTTTCAGATAAAATACCAAACCATACACCGGCACTATAAGTTCTGATTATGACTTTTTCGCCAATCATTGAATTTAGTGAATCATATTTATTATTTGTCCCAAAAATAGAAATAAGCTCTTTTGCTTGTCCGATTGTTAAATCATTAATATCCATTATTTTCTCCAATAAAAAAGCTCTGCTGACTATTCAAACTTGGTCGGTCCACAAGTAGACATAAGAATAATCAGCAGAGCTTTGTTAACTTGTGGTGTGTCCGACCAAAGACGAGATTATTATGTATATTTAAAAATGATTTGTAAACTGCTAATATTTACATATTAAGATAATTTCCTTTTACCCTCCTCAAAATCCTCTCTCCGATCCATCGATTTATGTATGTAGATATTAAAATCTGCATCGAATTCAGGTTTGCACCAACAGTGTGGCGCATCGATGTGATCTCGCAAGTCATTGTTTGGCATAACATGCAGTGCATCGTTTCGACCCTTATTGTTAATGTCCACTATCAATACACCCCTTTATTATCAGCGGTGTTGCAAAAAAATTGCAACGAACTTTGCAACACTAAACCGCAACAGTGAATGATCGCTCGGTGTTTTGCAACACTGATGGCATCGTGTGTCCGAATTTGCGCAACGACTGGCCACATTTGCGCAACGATGTTGCCGCACCGAAATGGTATAATTCATACGTGAAGAAATTGGATACTAACTAAGGATTTATAATATGAGAGAAGATGGATTGAATTTAAATGATCTTAGGTTTAATAATTCAAATAGATGCCAGGAATGGACTGGACATTTAAACTGGACTCTAGCCGACAAAATGACAGAATTATGCGGTGAGGTAGGAGAGGCAGCAAATGTAATTAAAAAGCTAAGAAGAATTGAAACCGGGGCGATTGGAAATACAGAGAGCCAAAAAAATGATTTGCTATCACAACTAAAAGATGAATTAGGTGATATTTTAATATGCCTGGACTTAGTGGCGGATGCTGCAGGAATAGATCTATCAGACGCTACCATAGGAAAGTTCAATAAAACTTCTGAAAAAGTAGGATTAGAATATAAATTATAGGAAATATTACCAGGAAGAAATGAAAACGCCCCCTTGCAGTGACAGACAAGAGGGCGTAGTATTAGGTCATGTCGTGGTGCAACACGACGTCAAATTCAAAGCAATGAAAGATTCAACGTCGAACACGACATGAGTCAATTATACACATTCCTTTCCTTTGATGTCACCTATCACGATTAGATTTTGAGTTTGTATTGATGAGAGTAATGCGTAAGCTGATACGCTAATTAGTTAAGGCAGAAAACAGGCTTAGTCCTGGACATATCTTCAAATTAACGCCATGCAGGAAATCAGTACCTGCACTCTCTTCAATGCAAATTCATAGTCGGGTTTGTGATGCAGTGCGCTCCCTGATTAGCGCGACCTAAGAACCAGGACGCTACCCTGACAAAGCCATAGGTCCCTGAGAAGTCATCAGGAAGAAACACCAGGCTCTAACCTACCCCTTGTTAACCTGGGCACTTATTGACGGTATTTTATGCCGATCGACTTTTGCTGATTGGTTCTCCTACGAAAGTAACGGGAACTGGTGAAAGTTCTCTTCGGAGAGGGTGTGGATCACCTATTCAGTAAAGCCTTGGCCAGTTGGGTCTATCAGGGTGTGGATAGTAGGGGTTCTATTGTCTGAATGAGATTGGAGTATGAATTTTGATCGGAAAACATGAGATTGATTTAGCAAGAAATAGTACAGGTGAATTTACTAAAGACGGGATAACATGGAAAGTTATTGATATTGCACCAAGATATTGGGTAAGCGATCATGGAGATATTATTAGCACAGTTAGGAAAGGTCGAATCATGAAGAAAACTATAGGTACGCATGGATATCCGTATGTTTCAATTATGATTGATGATAAACCTATAAAAATGCTTGTGCATAGGATAATGGGTAAAGCGTTTTTGGATGGAGAAAAAGAAACTATAAATCATATCGATGGCAATAAAGAAAACAATCATATCTCTAACTTAGAATGGGCTACTCACAAAGAAAATTTAAATCATGCATTCAGTACAGGATTAAACAATTGTTATGGAGAAGGTCATCCGCATTCAAAAATAACAAAAGAGCAAGCTTTAGAAATACAAAAACGAGGACAATCAGGTGAAAATCATGTCGATATAGCAAGAGACTATCCTATCAGCAGACAGCATGTTCAAAAAATTATAAGCGGATATTATTGGAGTAGGGCCAATGGAATTACGTGACCATCAGAAGAAAGCTGTAAGTATGATCTATCAATCTATTCGAGAAGGGAAAAAACGTCCGGTGCTTGGTTGTTGCACGTCTTATGGAAAAACAGTAATTGCTGGCCATGTTCTCAAGAAGTGTCAGGATATGGGGAAGAGGGGTTATTTCTTTTGTGATCGGGTGCAGCTAGTAAAGCAATCTATCGATAAATTCTATCAGATGGGTATAGATTTTGGAGTTAAGCAGGCAAATCATCCTATGACCGCTCCTTACAAGCCTATACAAATAGCATCGATACAAACGTTTGCCAAGGAAGTAGAGGCCCATAATGGGCAGTTACCACCGATTGATATGGCTTTCGTGGATGAGTGCCATACCCAGTACGAAATCATTAAATATCTGATAAAGCAATATAATGATACGATCATTATTGGGATGTCTGCCAGTCCTTATAGCCGTGGATTGGGACTTATGTATAACAACCTATTAGTGCCCGCTACGGCCTCTGAATTGCTAGATTTAGATTATCTATGCCCAGTAAGGTACTACGTAGGTAAACATATAGATATGAAGAAAATAGCCTCTCGAGGACCCAATGCATTCAACCCAGGAGATATAGACAGGGAAACTGACAATGATAGTGAAATGCTGTCAGGTGATATTATTAAAAACTGGGTGAAATTGGGGGAAAATTCACAGACGATTGCATTTAGCCCCACTCAGAATATGTCTAAAAAGCTTGTTGAGAAATTCCAGGCCGAAGGGATCAGCGCAGAGCATATCGATTGTTACTTAGACACCGATGAAAGAAGAGATTTATTCGAAGCTCATGATAAGGGCGAGTTTAAGATATTGAGCTGCTCCCGGCTTCTGAATACTGGTTTTGATTCTCCTACTACCAGGTGTGTTATCGATTGTTACCCTATCAAATCAGTGACTGACTGGGTTCAAAGAGTGGGTCGTATACTTCGCATATCCGAAGGAAAGGAATATGCCATATATCTTGACCATGGCGACAATTATAGCCGTTTTGGCCCGGCTGAGGAGATAGTTCCAGAAGAGCTTAGCATGGCAAAGAAAGGCGATACTCATAACGAGCGTGACCTTACTAAGGAAAAGAAAAAGCCCAAAACGATGGAATGCCCACAATGTAGACAAGCCATGATTATGCCGGCATGTAAGGCGTGTGGATATCAGCTGCCAGTTAACGATCAATTCTATGATGATGGAACAGACCTGGTGGAGGCTACTGGGAAGGCTGCAAACAAGAAAGACAGCATAGAGATAAAGACTCAATTCTACTCTGAGCTATTATGCCATGCCAGAAAGAAAGGTTATTCTAAGGGATGGGCGGCAAATCAATACAGATCTAAGTATGACGTATGGCCAAATAAGATAAAACCCTATGATGTCTCTGAGACCACCTCATTGGTGAAAAACTGGGTTAAATATCAGGCCATTAAATATCGAGCATCACAACAACAAAGGAAAGCTTCATGAATCAGTTATTAGCGGCCCTGGATGGTGTGAAACGTAAAGGTAGAGATAAATACGTAGCTCTTTGTCCAGTTCACAGTGAGAAGACTCCATCCCTTAATATCAAGATGGCAGATGATGGCTCTGTATTGGCTCATTGCTTCGGATGTGGGGCAAATGGGTATGAGGTATACAAAGCCCTCGGCCTGGATCTAGAAGAACTATTTGGTGGCAAAAAACTCGAATCAGACTATGTTCCTAATGAGATCCGTGACACTTACAACCTAGATAAGATAGTAGCCATGATTTATGAATGCATGGTTAAAAAGAATCAGTATATTTCATTGAAAGACAAGCGCAGATATCGAGTGGCAGTATCCAGGATAGAAGGGCTAGAGAAGAAATACCCACGTCTAATTTGTTAACTGTTACCGTTTACAAACAAGATAAAAAGCGTACAATGGGAACCATAACAACCTGGAGAGAGAAATGGCTAAATTACCAAAGACAGTTAACAAAAAGCTTATGTTCTATGTAGATACTCAATATATGGATATTGGTACAGAGCAGATATTTGCAAATTCTATTTCATGTGTTGATTATGATATTTCATCCAGCGAGTATCATAAATATGCAGTCATTATCAAAGAGTTAGATATTACCGTAGAAATAGGAGGTGAAATTGACTTGGCAGAAGGTAAATTAAAATCACTGGAAAAAAGGGAGTTTGAATTATTAAAAGCATTAGAATTAATCAGACAAGAGAAGGCTGAATTAACTGCTCTGCCTTCTCCTGAATCAATAGAAGAAGTTTTATAAAAATGTAACATTTTAGGAGAATAACAATGAATGAATTTGACAAATACTGTGAGTTTTTAAGAAAAAATACCAATGTTTCAGACTGTTTTATCAATGAGTTTATTATGATTATCGGTCGAGATGTTGAGGCCTTGAAACAAGTTACCAGAAAGTACATTACAGGTTAATCCAGGTTGGCGGATCGCAATGGTTCGCCCTTTTTTAAGGACAATACAATGAAAATTTTAATGCAAATAACATTTATAATAATATCTTGGATATCTACATGGGTGATGTTGTTAAGTACTCCTGGGTGCCTGATATATCTTATATTTATGATAATAAACTCAGATTCTAATTGGCAGACAGATTTATCTACTTCTGCTTTTGCGTGGTTTTTATTAACAACAACATCTTTTGTATTATTAATAGTAAGTTCAGAAGGAGAAAAAATAATGGAATCTGCAAGGAAAAAAGAGAGAGAATACAATGAACGATAAAGTACATCCAGTAATCAGGATAATGCAACAGGAGCTTTTAATTCCTTCTGTTGACCATAGTGCTGATTACATAGAGAGAGTGAGATCGGCTCAGAATAAGCTTGCTCTTGTCCATGATAATTTGTGTGATGAAATAAAGCTTTTAGAAATGAATGCAGAATATCAAGAATCTAGAATATCTGAGCAGCAAAATCAATTTCTTGATCACCGGAAAGAGATATCTAGACTTATAGATGTGCTTGCAGAGAAAAATTCAGATATTTCAAGATCCGATACAGAAATAGAGACTCTCAACTATCAAAAAAGAATATTATCTGAAAAAGTAGATAATTTGGAATTAGATCTGAGAGCAGCTCAAACTGGTGTAAATAGTCTTCAACTGGGTGTCCAGGAGCGAGATGAAATTATACAGAATCAGATAAAAGATATCGAAGAACATCTCTGGACAATTTCGGCGCAGAAAAATTCTATTGATGCCAAAAATATCCTCATCGAAGAACTACAAGCGCAGATATCAGATCTGGAAACCCAATTAGAGGATCAAAATAATGGACAATCAGGCAATCCAGATGAAACTGGAGCTAATGGAACAGAGAATAGAGAAGCTGGAAGGACAAAGGCAGAGCGCTCTTGATCAATTGATTGATCGGGATATAAAAATAGCGGATCTGAAATTTCTACTAAATTGTGCAATATTGCTTATGGAAGAATCATTATTCATAAATGAAGAGGTTATTGCTCCCACACCAATTAAGGAGAACTGGGACAGTTTATTCAATAGAGTTAAAGGATTTATTGCAGCAAATAAAGACTAAAATCAACTATTTATGTTAACATATAGCTTCATCATTCACTTATTTAAGGAATTTATTATGGGTTCTGGAAATGGCGATAAGCCGGGAAAAAACCAAGATCTGGACAAGGAACACAGCCTGGATCAACAACAAAACCAAGAGGAGAAAAATCCGGTCGATCCGCCAGAAGACGAGCTAATCCAGTCTCACGGCAGCGGAAACGGCGATAAGCCGGATTAATAGTGAGATATCTGTCAGTCATGACAATATTCGTGTCAGTGTTCTTTATCTCTCAATGGATAAAGGGTGTTGACACAGCCTGGTTCTTCGCGAATCAGGCTTTATGGTCACTATTCATAATAATAACAATTCTAAGCATCCAGAGCACATCAATAACAAGGATAATCAGCCTCTTCGAATTACTCCATATCGGCCTTAATTTTGCTGCATGTTACCAGTATGTTACTGATTCTCGTGGTATGGCCTATTTGTATTACGAGTATATTCAGAATGTGCTGAACGCAATTGAAGCAGCAATATTGATATACGGGGTGCCTTGGAGTGGAGTTTATCGTGGAGTCTCACGGATATTTAGCGCTCTTTTATATCGGCTTGCAGGCCTTGTTAGGTATTTTCAAGGTGATCAACAGCTTTAGGACAAAGTGGAATGAAAGCAAGCGAGATATTAACGAGTAAAAGTAATTTAGCGCTGAGTACTGGGGCCGGCGCAGGAGTTGTAGCAGATAATGAAGTCTATGAAAAAGTACCAATTTACGGGGAGTATATTACCACGCATGGCATAGGCGTATTGAGTTATGCTGAGATCATGAAAGTGATTGGTACAGTTTACATTTGTATGATGATCATTGTTCTACTAATTAAAGCATTCAAAACGATAAGAGGATTCATCCATGAGCGAAGAGAGAAAAAATCAAAGGAAGCCTTTCGACTTAGAAGAAGCGAAACGAAACGGCAATAAGTGTATTTATGTTACAGAAGAAAACGGAATTATTGAAAAGTGTGACGCCAAAATAATATATGATAAAAAAGCAGGAAGTTGTTCATTAGTTGTTTTAGTTTCATTCAATCCTAATTATGAATCGGCAATAGAGTTTCATTCTGATGGGCGAGGATATACTCCGAGTAGCTGGCTTGAGAATGAAGGAAAAAATTATAAAATTCCTGTTGTTTTAGTTAGAGATACAGATGGAAGGATGTATGTAAGAGGTACATCTATCTGCAAATCATTTGGCCAGATTGAATCTGAAATAGAAAATCTTGGAGCGGGAACTGTAATAGCCACGACTCAAATAGATTTAAAAGAAGGAGAAGGTCTTGAAACCCTGTGATAAATGGATTTTATTAGCGGTAATAATTACCTCAGTAATATTCGCTTGTCAGCCTCCTTATAGTAGTGGGCAGACATTGAAAGCTAAATCAGACAATACTTATATATGGTGATGATATGGACAGTATGCAGTTAGGAAATGAATATAATAAAAAATGTAGAGTTTTGTTAATAAGATCGCTTAAATCAATGAAGGAAGGACATCAAGAATTTGATGGAGTAGCAAGTATGGATGATTGGTCGGATAATCAAGAAGATCTAATTAAGGAAATAGAATCATTTCTGGAGGGCAAATAAATGTCATTTGATTTAGAGAAAGCAATGGATGATGGTGGTCGGTGTATTGCGGTTGATTGTTCAGGAGGTATGCCATCTGAATATGAGGCACGGATAGTATATGAAAATATGAAAGGCCAGTATTACTGCATTCTGGTATTGGTTGATTATGAGGGGACAGAAATAAGTCATTCCTTTGATCACAATGGAATAGATGAAAAAGAAACAATACATCTTCGTAATATCAGCAGAAAATTTGAAGTATTTAATATCATATACCAGCACTGGAGAGACAATAGTATCCAGCATTCAACCAAAATGAGCAAGACGGCTTGTGAAGGAACAGTCAATGACTTACGAAAAATGAATCATAAAGTATTGGCTGTTGCGTCCGTCACCTTATCAGAAGGGGAAGGCGTTAAGAATTATGAGCCTGACCATCCAATGCTAACCCAGGTTCATTCAGGATTTCCTAGTGCCTCCTTAGTGGATCATATCATTCACGGGGAGGAATAAAATGGGTTTCATAAGAGATCTATTCAGCAAGAAACATATACTCGAGACAGCTACAGATGCTGTTGTTAATACAGGAGATATGCTTGTATTTACGGAAGAAGAAAAGGCGATTGCTAATCAGAAGCTATTAGACTGGAAGTTAGAATACCAGAAGGCTACGAGTCCTCAGAACCTGTCAAGACGGTACATAGCCGTAATGATATCGGTTCTATGGTGTTTCCTGGTTGCTTTAGTTACGGGGCTTAGCGTGTTTGGCCGAACATTGGAAGCTGACTATGTGTTCAAGATACTGTCTGAGGTCGTTATGCAGCCATTCAGTATTGTGATTGGATTCTATTTCTTGTCGCACGTGGTTGGTAAATTAGGGAAATAAAACAAAAGGAACCAGAGAGATGAAAAAACTATTATTACCATTACTACTAAGTTCAGTTGTCGAGGCTGAACAATATAGCTTTGTTGATTTTAAGGTGGGTACATTTGCCGATCCGTGCCTCCGTGATTGCACATATAACGATGGAAGGCTTCCCGCTTACCTATCAATCGGTCATCACTGGGATTTAATGCACGGTGTAGATCTAGAGGTTGAATTCCAGCATCGATCCAATTTCGACCAGGGATGGCCATTTGGAAGCAATGGGAGTGCACATGAATACGAGCGTAACGGTGTATTTGTCAAGATGCGGTATCGGTTCAATAGGAGTGAGTTCTGATGGATATATTAAGAGCTATGGGATTAGTCGAAAAGGGAATAAGAAGAGAGGAATGGCCAGAAGAAGATATGTATGTCACCGTAATTCCAGATACTGAAAAGCTTATCATCACAGACAATAAAAGATATCGTATAGATTGGAACCCTAGTGCTGAGGATTTAAAAGCATTAGATTGGGTTGTGGTATAATTACCCTTATTTTGGCAATTTCTGGAGTAAAATCAAATGCCTAAGAACTATCAAGAGATAAACCTAACACAGACAGACTTCTCTATAAATATGGTAGGTTCGCCTGGCATCATTGAGGTTTCAGGTGTCCCAGGAACTGCCACGGTAAGGATATCACCTACTCATGATGACGATACACCGGTGAACAATGCGTCTATCTTGCAGCTTGATGACAGCACTGCAGGTGCGGGCCCTTCTGATAACCCAATTCCAGGCGCAGAAGTTACGACAGGAATAGCCTTCAATGTACAGGCGGAGCGCCTTACCTTTTCGGCATTAACACCTGATGGAACGACTGACATTATTGTGCGCTGGTACTTCGTGGGAACACCTTACTAATGAAAAGTGTAAGACATAGCGACAAATTTATTAAAACAGTGTCCCAATACGCTAATAAGAACAAAAGGACCATTCCAAAACAGATAGAGTATTGGGCGCAAATCGGGAAGCTTATGGAGGATAATCCTAAGCTTTCATTAACTGACATCCAGAGAGAATATTATGAACCGAGATGATGCTATAAGAAAAACCCGAGAGTTAATAATCTATGACCTTAATGGAAGAAAAGGTATAGACATAGATTCATTTGATGATGACATTAATGAGGAGATATGCTTCCAAATAGAAGAATATCTTACTGATTTTGCTGTGGAAATAGAGTCTATTGTGCTTGATAGAATCCATGGAAAGGAGGGTAAATAGCTATGTTTAAGAAATCAATAAAAGCCCTCCAGAATGGGTTGTATAGTATTTTAAGGCCTCGTAAGTCGGCTGCTGAGTTTCAGGAAGAAAAATTAGTCAAAGCTAGAGCTGAATTCGAAGAGTGGGCTGCTAACAAAGATAAGGAATATAGAAAAAGAGCATTTACTAAATATGCACGAGGATCATACAAAGACAAAAAAGGAAACACTCATATTGTAGAGGGATGGGCTGATCCTCGTGGTAGTTTCGCAGCAGCCGAAGTTATCCCACCTTCTAGTGATAGCGGATCATGTGGAGGGGGTGAGTAATGCTTAATGTTCCAGAGGGTAAGACAAGAGTGCTTTTTCGTTTAAATGAGCATTCATCGGCTAAGCATAGAGGCTATATTTTAGAATTCAATGGACACCATGCATTAATTGTAGGGATCCATGATTCAATTATTTATGAGCTTCATATTGATTTGTTAGAGGTTGTTGATCAGTTTGAGGTTGAACCTCCATTCCCTAGAGTGCCCCCTATCAATCTATCAAAGAATGGAGCTGATCGTGTAATGGAAGGAATAGAGAATCCTCCAGAGCTTAATGATAGGCTGAAAAAAGGTGCCAATTCTATCCTTTCAGGAAATCTTGATAAAATGCATTTTGGAGGAACATTACGAGCTATTGATGAGCACCCTGCATTTAGTAATTTAAGTGATGCAAAAAAGAATGAAGAATTTGTTAAATTTATGGAGGAAAAGGGATGGTAACTGTACCAGAGGGTAAAGAGAAAGCTATATACACAGATGCTATCGATCAAGAGCGTGAAGTCTATATCTCACAATACATTCATGCTCAAGTAGGAGCTGAGGCCATTGTGGTGGATATCAATAGTGGGAATGTGTATCGATCGGATCTAAGTAGTCTTAAAATTATCAACGTTTTTGACTTTGAGAGGGAAACACAGGAGGCTTTCCTGAAGGCTAACTTGGAATATCAGAAATTACAAATGGAAGCTATCAATAGGAGGGACCGTAAAAGAGGATTATTTAAGGTTGATGATACAACCAAGTATCATCTCCCTGAAGAGGCAAGTCCTTTTTCAGATGGTCGTGTAGAGAAGTTTTACAGCAAATAACCCAGGAGGACTAATGAGCGAAGATAAGCCAGAGAGAGGTGATATAGCTAGCCAGTTCAAGCCTGGTAATCAGCTGTGGAGACTCGCTAGTAATCAGGGAAGACCGCGATCCTTCGCAAGCCCAGCAGAAATGTGGGAAAGAGCGGTAGCTTATTTCGAGTGGGTAGATAGTCGACCTCTTATTGAGGAAAAGGTGTTTAATAACCAAGGAGATATAACCAGAGCTCAGATTGGCAAGATGAGAGCCATGACACTTAGAGGGATGTTTGTGCATATGGGTATAGGCTCTGCGACTTGGTCAAAATATAAGCATGATGCCGAATATTCGAACATCGCTGAGCAAATAGAAAGTGTTATCTTTGAACAGAAGCTCTCAGGTGCCGCAGCAGACCTCCTGAACTCGAATATCATCTCCAGAGAGCTAGGCCTAGCTGATAAGCAGGAGACGAAAATAGAGGGCAAAATGGGCTTACACGACCTCTCAGAGGCAGAGCTAGATAGGATGATAGAGGATAATGAGCGCGAAATCGCAGCTGGCACTAAAGATTGAGAAAGTGAAGCTCCAGCAAGCCAAGCTGGAGTGGAATCGTAAGAACAAGCTCACACTCATTGCCCGTAGCTGGTATGACTGGCAGCATCGTTTCAATGCTCTTACCAAAGACAACCTATCTGCACTATTAATGGCAGCTAACCAGGTCGGGAAATCTCGCACTGGTTGCTCCATTGATGCCTATCACCTTTTAGGGGAATACCCAGAGGATTGGGAGGGTCATAAGTTTGACTTTCCTCCTCTATGCTGGCTACTGGGATACTCAGGAGAGAAGACTCGAGACTTACTACAGAAGAAACTGTTTGGTGATCTGGTAGAGGGTGAGTTCACTGGTGGTTATATTCCCAAAGAGAAGATACTAGGTAAGATACCAATGACTGGTACTCCTCGAGCTATGAGGGAAGTCCAGGTGCAACACGTGCGCGGCATAGCCCGTTGTCAGTTCTGGTCCTATTCCCAAGGACAGCACGCTCTCATGGGTGACGTTGTGGATTGGTATCACATTGATGAAGAACCAGAGGACCCAGAGATTTATCCACAGGTTGTCACCAGGACTATCAACGGAGATATGGGCAAAGGTGGTCGTGGCATACTCACCTTTACGCCAGAGAACGGCAAGACGGAGTTAGTATGTAACTTCATGGATGAGGATAACCCTGGACAAGCCATGATGACTGCCACATGGGATGATGCTCCTCATATCACGGAAGAGAAGAAAGTCATTATCTTGGCCAATTACCCTCCTTATCAGCGAGATATGCGTAGTAAAGGTGTGCCTTTGATGGGTGCCGGCCTTATCTTTGAGATGGATGAGGATTGGGTTAAATGCGATCGGTTCGAAATACCACTCCACTTCAAGATCATTAACGGCATGGATTTTGGATGGGATCACCCATGGGCCATGATCCAGCTGGCTATTGATGAAGATAACGATGTTATCTATGTAACTCATGCATTCAAGAAAAGCAAGCTGGAGCCGCACAGAGCCTGGAGGGCTACTAAAAATTGGGCAGAAGGAGTGCCTGTAGCATGGCCCTCAGACGGACTGCAAACCAGGGAAACAGGGAAGGAGAAGCGAGATACCTACATTGAGGAAGGATTCTACCTCTTGGATGAGCACGCCACCTGGGAGGCTGGAGGCGTTAGTGTAAACCTAGGCATCGTCAAGATGAATGCGATGTTTAAGAACGGCCAATTGCGTATCTTCTCAGACCTGCACGAAGCATTCGAAGAACTTAGGCAATATCACACAAAAACAATGCCTGACGGGAGCGCAAAGATTGTTAAAATAAAAGATGATATAATAGACGCCATCAGATACGCCATTATGATGAAAAGAGAGGCTATCTATAAGCAGGATCTCATAGCTGATGATGACTATGAGGACGATTATTATCGTGATGATGCTAGTGCTATGGGATACTAACAGAGAGGAAAACAATGAAAAAATTCGACCCAAAAAAACCACCAACTGATGTAGTACTAGATGCTAAATTATGGACTTATTTCGTAGCAGCGATGATGCTTTATGGCTGGAATCATATTCAAGTATTTTTGAACTGATATATTAGGGTAAATCATGGCAGAAGCAGCACGCAAAGTAGAAGATATAAGCCCAAAGTCAGGAATCAAGACTCTTACGGGATATATTAACCGAGACAATATCGCTGAGGATATCGATAAGGATACCCTCGATGATCTTGCTGAGCGTGTTAAACGCCAATTTGACGAGGATCTCCAGTCCATGCATGAGTGGATGGAGAGCGTCAAAGAAGGCTTGAAGCTGATGAAGCAGGAGTTCAAGACCAAGTCTATTCCATGGGAGGGCGCGAGTAACTTCAAGAGCCCATTGCTGTCTCAGGCATCTATCAACTTCGGTAACAGGGCTAAGCTCGAGTTGTTGCGTGGTGACAAGCTAGTCAAGGTGGCTATCATAGGCCGTGATCCAGATGGCATGAAAAAAGAGCGTGCTGATCGTATCCAGGAGGTCATGAACTACCAGGTCAACTACGAGATGCCAGACTATCGTGATGACCAGAAGCGCCTGTATTACTCTGTGGCCAATACCGGCACTATCTTCAAGATCACAGAGTTTAATCCTCTTGAGCAAAAGAATGAGAGTTGTCTGATACAGTATCCTAACTTCGCTGTAAACCAAGCTACCACCAGCATGCGTAAGTGCCGGTCCTTTACGATACTTAAGGATTTTAGCTTCGACGAGGTTATTCAGAAGCAGCGTAGTGGCATGTGGCGAGATGTTGAGATATATCCTGTAGATTCACAAGGTGATAAGGGATCGAATGAAGAAGATGGTGTTGACCAGGCTGAAGAGAACTCTAATAGATTCCTCGTTCAGCAGACTTGGTATGACCTGGACGGTGATGGCATAGAAGAGCCATATACTGTCACAATCCATGAGAATAGCTCTCAAGTTGTAAGAATAACTGCACGTTTTGATATGGAATCGATTGTAGTACAGCGTAATCAGCGTATTTCCAATCTTAAGAAGATGATCATAGCTGATGTCCAGGACAAGGCTCAACGCCAAGAATCGATGCCAAAGGAACCAGATCTTAGTGGTATGGAGATCATTCGTGTAGATCCTATGGTAAATATCACCAAGTATGAGTTCATTCCTTCTCCGGATGGAACATTCCTAGGTCTTGGATACTCGCATCTATTAGGAGCCATTACACAGGGCATTAACTCTAGTACTAACCAGCTGACCGATTCTGGAACATTACGTAATGTTGGGGGTGGTTTCATGGCCCGCAATGTACGCAAGAAGATGGGTCCTCTACGTATGCGTATTGGGGAGTGGATAAGCACAGAGTTGTCACCGGAGAACTTGGCAAGAGGTTTTTTCCCTAATCCTCAACCAGAGCCTTCACAGACCCTATTTGCTCTTAATGAGAAGCTAGAAGCACAGGGACAGAACTTCGCAGGCGCAATCGATACGGGTGGAATAATCCAGCCAAATACGGCTCCTACGACAGCGCTTGCCATTGTGCAGGAGAATCTAATACCTACTTCAGCCCTGATGTCTTCCATGCTGGACTCTCAAGCCAAAGAATTCCAGGTAATGTTTAGGCTCAATAAGAATTTCTTTGACCCTGAGTTATACCGAGAAATTCTGGACGAGCCGCAGGCCAGTTCATTTGCTGATTTCAATACTGAGAATATGGATATCCAACCTGTTGCCAGTGCTGAGATGGCTAGCAAGATGCAGCGCATCCAGCTGGCTACAGTTGAGATGGAGCAGTTTGATCGCGTGGTTCAGGTTGGTGGCAATGCCAAACTTATCCTAAGGAACTATTTCGATGCCATCGGGTCGCAAGACATAGATAGAATCTTCGATGAGTCTACCATGACTCCAGAAGAGCAGGAACAGATACAACAGCTGCAGCAACAGCAAGAATTACTTGCACAGCAACAGCAGCAACAGATAGAACTCACTGCAGCGCAGGTTGCGTTAGCCAAAGGTGAGCTAGATAGATTGAACTTCCGCACTGACGCAGAGGTCCAGAAGCTATTCGCAGAGGCAGATAAGACACAGGCTCAAATCGCAGAGATTGAGTCAACGATTATCCTGAACCTTGAGAAAGCAGAGACCGAAGACGTCAAGAACGGCATACAGATGTACACTTCAATGATCGGAACCTTAACTGATCAGACTATGAAGATAAGAGATTTACTCGAGGCACAAGGAGCCCAAAATGTTCAACAACGACCAACCCAAGTTATACCTACCGGCGGTGGATAAGGACCAGTTTCAAGACTGGTATGCACACACTGTCACACAGCATCTACTGAAAGACCTTGAACGCACGTACATGGATTGCATGATTGATCCATTGCCTACGGATTCTATGGAAAAGCTATCGATTATGGCTATCAAACGAGAGGCCTATCGTGAGTTTGTGGATCAGATTCTTACATGGACACCAGAGGGCGTTGATGATGGTCAAGAAAGCTAGAATAGGTAAAATATTAGTTAGTGATCAATTTATGAAAAGTCATAGAGATCATGGATTTGTATTATCAGGATATTTCCAAAAAATTGGATTTGAAGGGTCATTTCGTGAATTTAATCATGTAAGTTTTAATCATGAATTTTATGGAAAATGTCCTTTATTTGATGAGATATGCTCACAACACCCAAATATTCCTTCCTATAACTTAGAAGAATTACTTAAACAACACAGAGAGACACAAAATGCCAAGTCATAGCGAAACACTAGCCAAGATCAAAGTTAATTCTGATATGCCTGCTAAGCCACTGGGGTTTTACGTGCTTGTAGAAGTAGTAGAGGTTGAGTCTGAGAGTGCTGGAGGAATTTATCTAGGAGACCAGGGGCGAGAGCAATCAGCAGAAGAGGTGGGTTATCTACGTGCTGTGGGGTCTACTGCTTACAATGGCTGGGAGGGTTGTGAAAAAGACCCTGCATTGACTATAGAACCGCGCCATCCCTATCAAAAATGGGGCCTAGAAATAGGAGATATGGTGGAATTCCGTGCTTACGAAGGCAAGAAGTGCATTGTTCCAGGCTATGAGCGCTGGAGATACATACCGGATTCTCACATTGTTGGTGTTGTTAACAGAGAGGAATCATAATGAGCGATAACCAAGATAATATACAAGAAGGATTGGGTAATTCTCCTAGTGAAAGTACCGAATCAAAGCCTGATAATATACAAGATAAGCCGAATATAAGTGAAGCTGCTGCCAAACAGGGATATAAATCCTATGAGGAATATGTTGCAGCAGGCGGAAAGCCTGAAATGTACCAATCACCAGAAGTATTCATGGCCCTCAAGGAGCCGTTGAAGACTATTCGGCAGAAGACCAAGGAGCTTGAGCGTAAAGAGCGTGAATTTGATGAGCGCTTGAAGTCTCAACGTGATTTCCACAACGAGCAACTCAAGCTCCAACGCGAAAAGCTGATGGCTGATCGAGATGCAGCCATTGTTAACTCGGACGTCCAGCAGGCGCAGCACTATCAGCAGCAAATTGATAATATGCCTACTCAAATGGAGGAGCCAGCACCTACTAAAAGCACTGCAATTGCTGAATGGGAAGCAAAAAACCCATGGGTGCAGCAACCAGGTCCAAAAACAGCCTATGCCAATGCTCAATTCAGTCATTATTTGAGCCAGAATTACACTCAAGAGGATGCATTACGCATGGTGGATCAAGATATCTCTAGAGAGTTTGCAGATGTTAACCCGACTGCTCGAAAAGCGCCTATTCCAGAAGGTGGAAGTCCTCCAGGAAACACAAAAGCACCATCACGCAACCTAACAATGAATGACCTTACGGCAGAAGAGCGCAGCATCTGGAAAAACAGCTCCAGCATGTGGGGTGGTGATGAAAAGAAATTCTTACAAGCAGTTAAAGATTCCAGGAGTGAAGGATAATGGCTAAAAATTCAAAGACTCATACCTCAGCGCAAGTTAGCAATGATATGTCTACTACGCTTGGTGCTTCTGGATCTCGTCCCGATAAGCCGAAAGGTCCTAAGCGTCCACCACGTGTTCCAATGAATGCTGGTAAGAACCTGGATGTGCCTCGGCAGTATATTAATGATCCAGACTTTAAGTATCGATGGTTTGCTGAGAGTAATATTAAAGGCGGACGCGTTGCTGCTGCACATGCTGCCTGGTGGGAGCATGTCACTGATGATCAGGGTAAAAACCATACTCGAGTTAGCGGTACAGATACGATGTATCTAATGAAGCTTGACATGGAATCGTGGGAAGAAGACCAAGAATTGAAGCGTCAACGCGTGCGTGCTACAATGGAGAAAGAAGCTGCTATAGGTGAAGGAGAATATGCCCCTGAACCAGGCGGCAAAGCAGAAGGCGGAACGACAGCGATTACCCGCCGATAGATTTCGCCATTGTGCACTAGATAGATACAACAGCCATCAGGTAAACCGCCTTAGATTGACTGAAATTTAGCGAGCGACAGCTAAACAGGCTTAGCGAGCATTCGACACTTTTCTATTAATTTGAATTGAGGGTTTACTGATGGCTGGTTTCGGTCTAAGTCGAACACATTCCCAAGGGGATGTGACTGGCAAGCAATTTACTTACAATATTCCTGCATCTGATGCAGTTCGTTATTCACCAGGCGATGTCGTTGTTATCACTGGTGATGCTGACCCTGATGGCGTTCCACAAGTAGCGGCGGCGGCTGCTTCAACTGGTGGGGTCACTGGTGTTATCTTCTCCGTCGATCCAACTTTTGAAGGTGAAGCTCTATCAAATACGGGCAGAACTCCTTCTGTTAATTCCTTTGTTAAGGTTAATGTAGATCCTTTCGCTTTGTATGAGGTTGATGTTGCCAATGGGCCATTAGTCACTGCAAACGTAGGTCTGAACGCTCCTATCGTTCCTGATCCTGCAACTCTTAGCGGTGGCTTGACTGTGTCCAACATGACATTGAATGCTACAGGCGTAGCGACTACCAATACACTGCCATTCCGAATCGTCCAGCTTTTAGAGGATGATAATCAAGTGCTTGGTAATCGCGCATTGGTTCGAGTTAACAACTCTACGCTTAACACTGGTACTACTGGAATCTAAGGAGATAACCCATGACTTTTGGAACTAACAACCAAGCGGGGACTATCTCTACAGGTAGCGTCTCCCGATTACTACAAGATGGCGTCAATACGGTCTTTGGTAATGCTCTGCGTGAGCATGATCCCAAATGGTCAATGATGTTCGATAGCAACACTTCTAACAAAGCATTCGAAGTTGATGTTCAATTAGAAGGTTTCACGAGAGCGTTTGCTAAGTCAGAAGGCGATGATATCAGCTTCGATAGTAGGCGAACGGGCTTCACGCCAAAATATGTCCATACGACGTTTGCAAAGGGCTATATCGTGACTAAGGAGGCCCTCCAGGATGAACTCTATGGACAGCTCGATCAAGGTGCACGTGCTCTTGCGCGCGTGATGAACATCACCAAAGAGATCGAAGGGCACAACATCTACAACAACGGCTTTGATGCTAACTTCACCATGATCGACGGTGATGGTGAACCCTTGTTCTCACTGACTCATCCTAATGGTCCATCGGGTGGTACATTTCAGAACCGCTTAACGGTCGATGCTGACCTTTCTGAGGCTTCCCTGGAAGATATGCTTAGCCTGATACAGAATGTTCAGGATGCGCGTGGATTGCCTGCTGCACTGATGGCTGAGAAGCTGATTGTGGCTGCTGGCCAATCGTCGTTCAATGCCCAAAGAATTCTGGGTTCAGTCCTTCAGAATGATACGGCCAATAACGCCACCAACGCCATTCGCGATATGAATAGCGTACGTGATGGATATATGTATACGCCATTTCTGACAGATCCAGACGCATGGTTCTTGAAGACTGACGCTCCAGACGGCCTGAAATATTTCACCCGTATGCCGGTAGAATTTGGACAGGATAACGCTTTCACGAGCTCTAATGCACGATTCAAGGCAGATGAGCGTTATTCGTTCGGTTGGACAGATCCTCGTGGTGCTTTTGGTTCGCCAGGCGCTTAATAGTTTCTCTCTGGATGTTGGGGCTTAATCGGCCCCCTTTTTAAAAATTATGGAGACTTATTATGGCACAAGGTAAGCGCACCACTTTTGTAGGATATTTAAGGCAGACGGGATCAGATAAAAAAGGAATTTCAACCCCAACCACTTTATTATGTTCTCTACCAATAGAATGGAATCCTCTTGTAGCAACTGCCACTTCTAATATATTGCCAGCTGGTGCTATTCCTCTGGGTATTCAGATCACGCAAACAGATGTTACCACTCCAGTTGGGGCGACTGTCGATATAGGGTCAGAATCTCAAGGTGCAATATTTGGTGACCCGATAGCAATTACAGTTGGAAGCACAGGCTGGCAAGTAACAGGACAGCAAATAGGAACAGCTTTAACAGAAGAAACGCAGATTTATATTCGGCAATCTGTAGCTGCTACAAACGGCACTTTGGTTAGAGGAATCTTCTACTATCATATGACGGATGATGGACGGTTTTAATGACCATAATTGCGGGAAAGCCTTTCACGCAGTTCCTCAACTTAAACGTTTTAGATGAACTGCGGGTTCAAGGCGTTTTAATCACTCCTGGAGGATCTCCTACTCAGGTCATTCAGGAGCCTACTGGTAACTACAATGTTACTTCATCAGATGATATTGTCGCATTTACGGTAGCCTCTGATTCTCTTGCTACATTAATATCGGCGGCTTCTGCTGGAAAACAAGTTAGAATAAAGAATCATCCTTCCAGTACAGCCAATGTCACTATCACACCAGACGGTGCTGACACCATAGAACTTCAAGCGACTAGAATTGTATCTCCAGGTCAAAGCTTCACAATATTTCCTGTCTCGGGAGGATGGTTAATAGGATGACTTTTAAGGGTAGCATTGGTACAGATGCGAGAACGTTTTACACGAAAGTAGGTGGCAGTGACACTGAGGATGGATTGTCCTTAGAGACGGCTAAAGCAACTATTCAAGGTTCTATTGATGAGATAAATCTTCTTGCTCCACCTCCTACATCTGTCAATCCAGCAGCCATTATTGTTTCTGGAGCTGGCATATTTAGTGAGAATGTTTCCATCCCGGAGGCTGTTAGCTTCCAGATGATATCCAGCCAGAGCCGGATATTTTCTGGCACTGGATATTCTGTAGGCGGATTTGCAACCTATGAATTCCAGACCATCACTACCTTCTCACCGGATTGCGTGGCGATAGAGATAGCCGATGCCGATACTGTCCTTATCACTGCTGCAGCTATATTTGTTGGTGGTACAAATGCTCGTGGCATTTTGCTCAATGGTACTAGTGATGAAATAGTGATCCGTGTTGGACTCATTGAGGTTGATGATACGGGTGCTGTTGGTATTGATCATCAGAACGATAATGGTACGCCAGAGCTATTTGACGTATCTGCTATTGCTTTGAGAACAAGTGGTTGCACAGGGATTATATACAATCCGACTGATCCAGATGCGCGAGGTGCTATAAGCTGTAATCAGATAGATAAGATCGAGGCCGTCTCCAATACTATTGGTGTCCAAATAATGGGTGGTACATTTATCGCCAGATTTGGTGAAATAATGGCTGATCTTGCAATTGACCTACAAGCAGGCACTCTTTTAATCGACTGTAATTCAGTAGTCGGTAATATCACTGTGGCATCTGGCGCTACTATGATATGCGATATCAGTGAGTTTATAGGGGATGTGACCAATAATGGTACTATTCAAGGGAAGATAGGTGATGTAGATTATTCGACCTCTGAACATCGCTCATCTGATCTATTCATGGCTGCTCGATACCCAGTCATAAATAAAAGATATAGAGATCCTACACCAGTAAGTGTTGGATTCCCTGTCGTTATTAACGCTGAACCTGAAAATGATACTGTCACAGATGGACCATTCACAGCGGGTGTTGCAGCAGTTTCCAATCCAACAGCTGTTACTGATGGAAGCGCTACATTTTCAGCGGATGATATTGTAAATATTGAAGATACTAGCAATGCTGTAAATGATGGTTTCTATGAAGTTCTTAGTCATGTCGGAACACTACTAACGGTTAAAGGTGTTGGATTAACCCCAAAAGTAGAGGATTTTACAAAAGATAATTTTGTCACTGATCCTAATGATTCGGCCATCCTGACTAAAGTGAACGTCTCATTAATGAGAGCTGGATCGGATGGTATCTGGGAGACAGGACAGGGATCTAAAACTCCTATAGTTTATACAGATGTTGGCAGCGGTGATGATGCACGCTCCATTGAATCATTTACGGTTAATTCAACTCAAACTCTAGTTCTAACTGCTCGACGGAATTATTTACAATATACCTCTTCTCCTGCGTATACGATCACTATTGATGATACAAGCTCACTAGAAGGCGATATTATCTGGGTTACAGGATCAAATAATGTTAATGCTACTGGCCAAGAGATTACCTACAATGAGGCTGGAGGCGGGGGCCCAACAACTGAAACTGTAGCATTCCAGTCAAAGCGCCTCTTTACTTACAATGGTGTGGATGGTTGGATATTCCAGGATTATGCACCTGTTAATGCCTCTAATGTATTCTATGGCCCTCCAGCTACTAATTTCACAATTGGCGCAAATACGACTATTACTCAGTCAGACATGCGCTCATTCAACTGGAACTATTTTGATGTTTCAGCTTCCGATATTTTCATTACCCTTGAAGATGAAATATTTGCAGGAACTGTCTTAAAATTCATATTACGCGATGGCGTAAGCAATGTAAGTTTTTTCTTTACTGGTGGCTCTGTAATTCCTCTACAGGCTGGTGAATCCCTCACATTTATGTCAGATGGATCTGCTAACTGGCAGACATCACGTACTAAAGATAGCGCGACATATAATCGTACAGTAATTAGTATTACCTCTAATATCACTCCTTCAAATGATATCAATATCATTCAGTTAGATGGTGGTTCAACTATCACTGTTACCCTTATAGAAACTGATCTCAATTTGGGTAAAGAGGTATACATTATTGGTGCACCTACTGGCTCAGGTGTAAAAACAATTGATTATGATGATACTGCTGGGACTCCACAAAGTCAGATTATAGAAACCAATACAAGCTGGCTGTTTGTACGTGTAGGTGCGGGATTTTCTCCACAACAACTCTCATTTAGGCCGAATGATCCTGTCATCCAGAATATTGGAGTAGGACAAACATTCGATCCAAGCACGTTAGCTACTAATCTTCCAAGATTGGTGATTACAGCAAATGATATCAACTTAACCCTAGATCAACCTGCAGCTGATAATGTGCAGGATTTATTGGTGTTATTAGGACAGGGAACAGATCGAGGCAATGTTATCTATGATATTAATGGGTCTGAAACTGAGACAGTACGCCTGGATCAAGAGGGTCAAAGTTCTGTCAGATTCCAGAGTGATGGATCAACATTCTGGCAGAAATGTGCTGATGCTCAAGAGAAAACACGAGCCACTGGGATAGCTCCTGGTTCTACCACCGAAACAAACTTTGGTAAGAATCATATTGACTATATATTCACCGGAACATTGCCAACGGATGTTTATACATTTAATTTCCAGGACAATGAAATTGCCGATGGTGATGCATTCTTCTTTTTCCCTCCTGCTACGTATGACACTATCACCATAAATTATAATTGGAATGGAGTTACATACGGTTCCTCTCATGACCTTTTATCTAATCAGGTACTCGTTATTCGAGGAACTGAGAATAGGGGTCAGACAGTCACTATATTGGGATCTCAGTACCAAGATAATCCTGTTGATGCCAGCGAAATAGTGGCTGATGATAGTCGTTCATTCTTACGGGCCGAAGATAATGCATTGTTATATGGAGATTCTACAGATTCAGATGATTTAGGTACTCAAGTTATTATTGATGGCTCTATGTCATTGATGGGACGTAATTTTCTAGGAGCTGTCACGAGTACTACTTCTAATCAGTTTGGTGGGCCTAATCGCTCTTTAATGCGAATTCGGCAAAATGTCCCTCAGATGCGACTATTTAATGGGATTGAGGTAACAGAAGAATACAATGGCGCTGTAAATTTAGTAGGAACTCCTGTAGATGCTAACTGGTTTGTATCTCCAACGGTATTAACTAGCACATCTAATCACATTCTCAGCATTCAGTTTTACCCTTCTTCGGCACTCAATGATTTTTATGTTGAAGTTCGACAGCTCGATCCTACGGTAGTTAATCGATATTTTGTCCCAGCCAATAGCACAGCTGTAGACGTTTTAGTCACCGTTAATTATACAACTGCCAACGCAAGTAATATTGACCAGGTCTCAGATAGTCTGAATGTCAGTATTCGCAGCTTAGATGGAACATTATTACAAGTTCGTCCAGGTGTTACTGATCCTGCAGAAGGATATTTAGCTATTGAGTATTCTAATCACGAGGTAGAAAACTCATCCTGGCAATGGGAATGGAATGATAATGGAGATTACACGCTAAGTGGTGTCCATGGCGATGTATTGCTACCAACAGGAGGGGTCCAGGCATCTGGAGAAACCGTATTAAATGGACATGCCGTTACTAATGAATCATTAGATATTAATCAAGCTGATATTAATGTCGGTGTCGTCAGTGATCGCCTGGCATTTAATGGAACCAATCTTGATTACACTATTTCTGCAGATCCTGCAGTTAATAATGATTTAGCAATTAATTTGAATCGAGGAACATTGGCAGTCTTTAATGCCAACGGTGGCGTGGATGCGGCAACAAATCTTGTAGCTAGTGATGCTGTGATTAACCTGGATAATGTGGCGTTTACGACTAATACGCGTGTCACACAGGTAGCTATTCAAACTAATGCCAGTATGTATGCACTTTATTCCTCTACGAGTGCAGATAATGTAGTTGCCAAAGTCGCCTTATTCCGGGCAGCTGCAGAAATACAAACCGGTACGGTTGCATTAGGTACGATTGCGGCCAGCTCTACTGTGTTCATTGATACTGAAAATTTCAATTTTAGTATTCTGGATGGGGATGATTTACAGATCACATTGACTGGCGATGTAACCAGTCCTGCAGGAGTCGTAGTCAAAGTGACTCTGGAAGTAGCTGCAGGTCTCACCAATGGTGCATTGATTTGGTCAGATGTGACTTATCGTGTTCCTACTATCGATCAGGATGTGTTGAATGTCCAAATGAATGATGGTGAGACAGACGGTATAGTAACAGTAAGAAATATCTATAAAACAGGTACTCAAGTCAGGAATAGGATTGCTCCCTTACCTGTCCAGTTGGCTGATTCTGGTTTCGTAAATGGGGAAGTCTATGAAACAGTAGACGAATATACAGGAGATCCCCAATATATACAGCATTTTTCTGGCTCCATTACCTTAGGAGGTCCTACTGACACATTTGATGTGGCTGTTCCTAATGAAGGGGTAGGAGCATTTAATATTATAGGTGATGATGGAGTAGGAGCTTTTGTAACCGGTGGAATATTTGATTTCACAGAAGCAGTCCCCGCTGATCAACAAGGAACTTTTGTACCTTTCGGGGCTTTGATGGATGATAATACATTTGTTGACTTTCCTCGCTTAAGAGCCGATGGGACTTGGGAATTTCACTTCTCAGGAAACATAAGTGGCGGAACAACCATTTCATATGTGGTTAAAGCAGTCTACGGGAAAATATTCCAGGGCTCTGTTCCTACAAATTGATCATTTAATCTTAATGCAAGAGGAATATAATGCACGCGCTCAATATCGGGCAGATTTAAGAGGATATTAAGATGACTGTTATTTATAACAACATTCAAGCTAATACTGCGGGTGTAGTTGATCATGTAATCACTGGTTGTGAAAATCAAATTCTATTTCGTGCGAATGCGTGGGGCACAACTCAAGTACAAGTTGAGGCATTTAGCTCAAGCGATCCTTCACAAAAGACATTTACTGAATTTTTAGGTGGAGGAAGTAATGTGGATTGGTGTATTCCTTGCGTAAGCATGGGAGAAACTTATCGATTCACTGTATTAACTCCGGATATTGCTACTACTGAACTATTTGTAGAGATTCTAGAAGAATCATGCTGCAAGACATCTACTTCTACTTGCTTTGAGCTGCCTGTTCGCCTGGTTCCTTGTGAGTAATTAAGCCTGGGAGGGTTAATCCCTCCCTTTTCTAAGAGGGAATGATATGGCTGCACGAAAGAAACCAACTACTAAAGCTGGCAAGAAGCGAAAAGTCGATAAGGTTATGAAGGAATTCAAGTCAGGAACTCTTCGAAGTGGTTCTAAAAAAGGGCCAAAAGTCACTAATCGGCGTCAAGCAGTCGCGATTGCGCTATCAGAATCTGGTCAAAGCAAAAAGAGGCGTAAATAATGGCTAAATTAACCGCTAAACAACGCAAAGCAGTACCAAAGTCGAAACAAGGTCTCCTTAAGGCTAAAGGTCCACGAGGGGGCGCACCACGGGGAAACTTCCCAATGCCTGATCGTGCTCATGCTGCCAATGCGAAGGCCAGAGCAGCTCAAGGAGTAAAGAAAGGGACACTTAGCTCCTCACAAAAGGCTAAAATTGACGCTAAGGCTAATAAAATACTCAAAAAAGGCAAAAAAGGAGCTAAAAAGTAATGGCTAGAACAATTCAAAGCACCCAGCAAATTCGCGGACGGCAGATCCCACAGACCGAACGAAAAGGCGCTCAAGCCGGCAAATCGCTGCCAAAGTCAAAATGTGGTAAAATGTCAGGAAAGTCTTATAGAGGCAAGTAAATCGGAATAAAAATAAGCTGAGAACTTAGATTTATTCCTAACCAAATCAACTAATATGGGTAATTGAGATGACTAATAGCAAGCGTAGCAGGATTGATTTGACTGGGCAACGGATATATCTATGGACAGTTATATTGGAGACCAAGAAACCGGATCACCTAAAGGAAGCAGAGGACAGATATTGGCTTTGTGAATGTGATTGTGGAACCGTAAAGGTGGTTACTCAAGGCACTCTTAGAAGCAGGCCAACAAAAAGCTGCGGATGTATAAAGAAGCTAAAGAAAGAGTCAAGAGCAGCTGACAATCCAGAATATAAAGTATGGCTTACCATGAAACAAAGATGCCATAACCCTAATTCTTCTCGATATTCGGGATGGGGAGCACGAGGAATAAGAGTTTGTGATAGATGGCGTAAAAGCTTTTCAGATTTTTTAAATGATATGGGTCCTCGGCCATCGAATCAGCATTCTATAGATAGAATAGATGTAAATGGCCATTATGAGCCCTCAAATTGTCGATGGGTAACCAATTTAGAACAAGCTATTAATAGACGTCCAGGCAAAAGTGGTATAGTAGGAGTTAATTATCTTAAAAATAAAGATAAATACCGAGCAGTCGGACAATTAAACAAGAAAAGGAAAAGACTCGGAGAATATAAAGACTTTTTCGAAGCTGTTTGCGCGAGAAAATCATGGGAGGCGAAATATGCCAAAAACTGGTAGACATGAAAGATATATCCCTGGAAATCATCATATTATTAGTGATATCACAGGTCAAAAGATCCGAATCCAGGATGCACGGGTCGATTGGCGGGGATTATGGCAGGAGCGTGCCCAATGGTCTCCCAAAGAAAAGCAGCTCCAGATCTACGGACGCCAAGAAAAGATAGCGGTATCTGTGGCAAGAACCCAAAACATCGACGAAACCTTACTCGATCCACCGTTTAACCCAGCGACACAGGCCATATGACTAGTGAAACTTTCTCCTTAACAGCTGGACAGATCATAGAAAATGCTCTGAGAGATGCCAGAATAATTCCAGCTGAACAGCCTATTCAGCCAAAAGACTTAGTTAATGGGCTACAAGCTATAAATATCATCATAAAGCACTGGCAGGCTCAGGGGATTCATCTGTGGAGCGAGAAAGAAGCTCTCTTGCCTTTAATACCATCCAGAAGAAAGTATATCCTTGGTCCGAATGGCGATGATATTGCAGTAGCCGATACATTCTTTACTACATTTTTAAGGCTAATAGGATCTCAGGGAGATACCTCCATTGGGATAAACTCTGATACTGGCACCAATAGTGATGGGGAATCACTGACCATGAGTGGCGCTCCTGATATTTTAGAGAGTAGCCCTTTAGTGAGTACTCAAGATTGGACTACATCTAATGACGGAATTCTAACTGTAGTGGGGGGTAATACACTGCAGCTTGAAAATGGATCAACATCTTTAGGAAGTGCCAGCTATAATCTTGCTACAGTTCCTGGCGAGAGATACCGAATAGACTTTGGCTATACACAAGGAACTTCTTCTACTTGTAGTTTTTTTGCCGAAGATCAGACAGGTATATTAACCGCCTCTACACTGGCATCGACAGGATCAGGAACTTTAGATTTTACAGCCAGAGATACAACCACTACTTTCCGATTCCAGAATAATGATGCTGTGCTGGGAGCAACAAGCATCCTTGATTCTCTAAACTATAGAGATAAGTCCACTGGCGACCGCATCGGTATTTTTATGGATGATGGAACAATTCATTGGGATGATGTTGTTTCAATAACAGAGGGATTGGTTTTTTTTACGGTTGATATTAACAATGGACTACCTAGTGCTGCGAATCTAGATAACACTGTATATACCTATGCAGAATCTATTAATCGCCCAATGAGAGTACTGCAGACGAGATATGCATCATCACTTACAGCCTCTGAGATACCCACGCGACAATGGTCAAGAGATGATTATTTTGATCAGCCGGATAAGGATAGTGTTGGAACCGTAGTTAACTGGTATTACACCCCTACTTTAACACAAGGTGAGCTCTATGTATGGCAGGTGGCTAGCAGTATAAATAATGTTCTACGTTTTACATATGTAGATTCGATAGAGATTCCTACAACTACTGATGATTCTCTTGAATTTCCATCTGAATGGTATATGCCTCTAAAATGGGCTGTGGCAGCGGAATTAGGACCAAGCCGCGGTGTATCTGATAACCGCCAAGTCATCCTAGAAACTAAAGCAGCTAAATCACTAGATGATGTATTAGGATTCGATGTAGAGCGAGATAACATGTCCTTACAGCCGGATTTTAACTGATGGGTCAGCCTTTACCGTTTGCACAAGGATTTTATGTTTCTGAGAGTTTGCCAATAAGCAATCAGGAATGTGTTAACTTTTATCCGAATTTGCCACAAACTAATACTATTACTGAACAATCTTTATTTGGGACGCCAGGTCTTACTCAGATCGCCGCTGCCGGTGATAATGAGTTTAGCCGAGGATTGCATGTATTTGATGGCATCCCCTACGCAGTTAACAATGGTAATCTTTACCGTATAGATAGACAATTTGATGCATTTGGTGATCCTAATTATACAGCTGTAAATGTAGGCTCAGGTCTATTTGGGAATGCTCGAGTAGTAATGGCTGATAATGGACCTCTAAATTCTGATCCTATTACTATTCCCTCTACATCAATTGATAGCGTATCCGATAGCGATGGATTGGCTAGATTTAACTTCGCAGATATTGGTGTAACAATTACGCCTGGAACTCAAGTCATCATTACAGGATTTGTGGTAAACACTGCATATAATGGGACTTATCTTGTTACTATTTCCGACAGTTCTACATTTTTTGAGACAGGTGTAGCCTTTGGTTCTAATGAAGCTGTGGGGTCATTTGAGGGAACTATTCCAGGAGGAGCTGGACAGATATGCATTGTAATACCAGAAAGCGAACAAGTATTTAATGCTTTCATTTATACAGAGGCCGATGGATTAAACCAGATTTCAGATCCAGGATTTGATGGTCCAGTCTCTAGCGTTGTATATGTTGACGGATATTTCTTATTCTCTAAAACAGATGGAAAGAAGTTTTTTATATCGAATATCAATAATGGTTTCAGCTATATTGGCACTGACTTTGCCAATGCTGAGGCTGATCCTGATCCTATTCGTGCTCCTTTTGTACTTAATAATGAAGTTTATATATTTGGTTCTCAGACTTTCGAGCCATTCCAAAATGTAGGAGGGTCTGGATTCCCTTTTCTTAGAGTAGAAGGAGGAGTAAAGCCCAAGGGATTAAATGCGCCATTCAGTCTAATTGAACTTGATGGCAATATGGCTTGGATAGGCAGTGCGGATCGGGAACAGGCGGCAATATGGCTATCTAATGGTGGAAAGCCACAAAAGATAAGCACCACGGCCATAGATAATGAGATACGAAAATATAGCGATACGGTTATATCATCAGCATTTTCCGCTACCTATTCACAATCTGGAGCGTTGTTTGCAGTATTCACATTTCCTGGAGAAAATACCTTTGTATATGAGGTAGTTAGTGGACTATGGCATACTCGAGAAAGCACAATCAATGATGTTCAGACAACCTGGAGAGTATCAAATATTGTAGAAGCATACGGGGAATTAATAGTATCGGACGCATTGAGCAATGTGTTTGGAATAATAGACAAAGATGTTTATACCGAATACGGCCAAGTTATAAGAAGACGTTTTGTATTGCCTCCTCTCGATAATAATGGGAATCCATTTTTTAACAGTTCTGTCGAACTCGTTGGTGAGACTGGTGTTGGAAATACTATAGCTCCAGGGGATGATCCTCAAGTTAGACTTTCGTGGTCGGATGATGGGGGCCGTACTTTTGGAGACAGCTTATCACGTAGTTTTGGTAAGAAAGGCGAATATGATTTGAGAGTAATATGGGATGAGCTAGGGCGTGTTCCGCGTTCAAGAATGTATCGGTTTGATTGTTCAGATCCTGTAAAATGGGCATTTTATAAAGTGGAGGCTAACATTGATTAACCCATTGAATAAAGCTCAGCCTATTGTTGAAGATAACGGAATAATGGATATCAGGTTTCGTAATTGGACTGATAATGTGAGTAGACTCGCAATTATTGAAGGGTCTGGAAGCCCAGAAGGTGTAGTTGAGGCACTTACAACACAGCTATATATGGATACTACTGGAATATCAGGGTCTATTTTATATATCAAGAGAGATGACAATATTAATGGCGACCGGACTCAAGGATGGATTTTAGTATGACATTTTTTATACTCGGAATGCCAAGAAGCCGAACATTATGGTTCTCAAAGTTATTCACTGATGATGGATTTCCTTGTATTCATGAGCATTTTAGTAGGCATAAAGAGACAAATTTAATTCCTGGAGTCTATGGATATTCAGATACTAATCCATTAACTTCGCCAGATTATGGGGATTATCCGGTTCTTATTATTGAGAGAGACTTTGATCAAGTTTGCGATTCTATCTTCAATGCATTTGATAAGCCTCGTGCTATTACCGACTGGAAACGCTGCATTAAAGGATACATGAGAGTTTATAAGGATGAATTATCAAAAATAAGACCAAAAAACTGCTTAAGAATTAAGTTTGAAGATATCAACAATCGATTAATAGAGATATGGAAGTTTCTGTTGCCTGACGTTCCTTATGATGAGAAATATTTATCTGCAAGAAAGGAGCGAATCATTAAAACAGAAAATAGAGATTTGGAATCAAGCTTGATAGAGACTTTTGGCAGCATAGAGAATCTATCATCTCTTTATGACAGTAAGATAGAAATCCATAGAATAACTGATTATGCAGTAGTTCAATTTCTTATCAATGAGTGCTGGGATGAAATATCCGAAGACGGAGCGACTTATTACATGCCTGATATTGTTAAGGAATATTGGGTCGGAATGTACATAAATGAAGATGAGCTGATTGGATGCTATAGGTTACACCAGATAAATCTTGCTACCTGGCAAGGGCATGCCTTCATGTTAAAAGGATACAGAAAAGAATACTCAAAACTCGGGTGTCGAAAAACTTTACAATGGTTGCTGGATAATACTGATTGTCAGAAGCTTATCGCAACTGTACCTATGATGTATGAGAATGTGATGAAATTCCTGGAAGGCATCGGATTCCATACAGAAGGAGTAAACCGCCAAAGCTACACAAAACGCGGGAAATTGTGGGATGTGGTACAATATGGCTTGACACGCGAAGAAATAGAGGAATTATTGTAATGGCAACAGCAGCAGCCGTAGTAGGTGGAAGCGCATTAATCGGTGCTTATACTAGCGATAAGGCATCAAAGAGAGCAGCCCAAAGCCAAGAGCGTGCAGCAGAAACGACCGCTCAGGCAGCTGCACAGGCGCGGCAAGACGTATTAAGGCTTTTCCCTCAGGCTCAGCAACAGTTAGTAGCAGGTGCCGCCGGAGCTTCTGATATATTTCGTAGAGCGATGAATCAGCAACAAAAAGAACTAAGGATAGGAAATTTAGGAGCTCAACAAACAGTAGGTAGAGGATTTAGCCAGGCTCAACAAGCTTTGTTAGGATTACCTATTGATCCATTTATTCCTATTGATGTGCCTTCTGAAGGAGATCCCTTTTCAAACACTAGACAGTTATTAGGGAATATCAATCCTGCTCCCGCAATAGGAAAGCCAGGAACTAGCTTTGTAGCAAATGCAAGGAATACCGCATTTAACCCTTTATCTCATGGATTTGGTTTGCTAGGCAATACTTTACGTAACAGAACACAGCCATTTTAAAGGTGGAATATGGTTTCTCCAGCAGGATTACTAGGATCTGAACAGGCCATAACATCGGGAACTCAAGGTGCCTTGAATTTACTTGGTGCTGGTGTAGATCTTGCCAGATCCGATATTATGGCTGGCGGTCAAGGATTAGAGAATCAGGCTGCGCTTGCGGGTCTTAGAGGTAATGAGGCCCAGGCGGCTGCTTTTCAGAATTTCCAGGCATCTCCCGGTCAACAATTCTTGCAACAAGAAGCTGAACGAGCATTGACCAGAAATGCAGCGCGAACCGGTGGCCTTGGTGGTGGTAACGTTCTTAGGGATCTTCAGCAACAGGCTATTGGCTTAGCACAGCAAGATTTTGCAAATCAATTCCAACGAGGACAGCAAGTATTAGGTAGTCAGCAACAACAGGCATCTAATTTGGCTAATATTGCTGCTCAAGGTGGATTGCAAGGAGCAAATGTATTCCAAGGGGGAGCAAATCTTATCGGGGGACAAAGATTTCAAGCAGGGCAGCAGCTAGCTCAACAAGCACAACAACAGGCGAATCTACAGGCTCAATTACAGCAACAACTTGGTACCGGGCTTGCAGGCGTAACTGGTCAGACAGGAACTAATTTAGCGAACTTGGTAAGCGGCACTGGGACTGGAAGTGCTCAGTTGCAACAGCAACTTGCTACATTATTGGCTAATATTGGAACTGGAGCAGGTTCTAATATAGCAAATCTACAGTCTCTTGCAGGCCAGTTCGATGCTGCTGGTATAGCCGGACAAGGCGCATCAGTACAAAACGCACTCCAACAACTGGCATTATTGAACGCGATAGGTTAATCATATGGCTAACGGACTTTTAGGCGCTATCGCCAATCCTCAAATAGCAAACATTGTAGGAGCTGTCCAACAGGGCCAGCAGCTTGGTATGCAGCGTCAGTTGTTCGAGCAACAACAAGCTCAGCTTGCACAACAGGCGCAAGTAAGACAGCTAGCAGGTCAGATTCTGGGTAATACCTTGGGTGGGAAGCTTGCTGGTGGCGGATTCCAACAACTGGCTCAGACTGCACCCCAAGAGGCTTTGAAAATTGCACAAGGCCTTGGTGTTCCCTTGGATCAACCTGGTCGAATCGATAATCTAGTGGGTACAGCATTGATGGCTGAAACGATTGCTAAATCAGTAGGACCAGAAGCAGCTCTTGGATTTGTTCAAAATGAAAGAACAAAACTCCACGCATTTGGTATTAATACTCCAATTATGGATCAATTCGTGACTCAGCTGCAACAAGATCCTGTATCGGCTATGACTGGATTATCTGATTTTGTGACAGCTAGTCGTGATGCTGGTCTCCTTAAAGGAAAAGGTCTAGATCAAGAGAAACAACAGGCAGAAATAGGAAGAATTGAGGCTGAGACTCAAAAGAAAATAGCTGAAACTGAAAAAATCAGAGCAGAAATGCAAAATTTGGCTGATAAACCTAAATTAGAGTTTAAGGATAGACAGTCACTAAACAACAATGTGACTACTCTTGTAAAAGAACCCATTGCTGTTAAGAAGTCTGCAGATGCTCTCGCAAAATTAGGTGAGACTAAAAGTCCTACTGATCAACTGGCGGCAATATTCACTTTCATGAAGTCATTAGACCCTGCATCTGTAGTAAGAGAAGGTGAGCAGCAGCAGGCCGCTCGTACCGGTGGTGTCACAGACCAGTTCATTGGATTTGTGAATCGCATTAGAGGAGAAGGTGCATTGCCTCCGGATGTATTCAATAACATGATTTTGACCGCTAAACGCGTGGCAAATGGAGCTTTAGAAGGGTCAAGAGACGAATTAGCAGGATTTTTAGAACCTTTGAGTGATGATATCAGCGCTAAAACAAGAGACAGGCTATTGGCACGAGTTCCTGAAAACTTCGATATACCAGAAGTTCCTGAAACTCCTCCACAACCTGTAACTCCAGTAGAGCCGCCAGCACCGGTACAACCTAAGAAAATAGGTCGATTTGAGATTATAGAGTAATGCCAGAATTCAAGATAAAAGATCCTGAAACAGGGCGTACTGTTACCTTAAGAGGTGATTCGCCTCCAACTGAGCAAGAGCTTATCGAGATATTCGATAGGCTTGGACCTGTTGAGCAACCTGGAATAATGGATGCTGCTAAAGGACTTGGAGGTGCCATAGAAGAAGGTTTTCAAAGCATTCCAGGTGCAGGAGCAGTATCTGAATTTGCATCTGGAGTGGTAAGAGGAACAGGATCTTTACTCGATATCGTGCCACAAGGAATTGCCGGTGGTATCAATCTTCTAGGAGGTGATGTAAGTATCCCAAAATTCGAGGATATTGGAGCACCCAAAGGTTCGTTTGGAACAATTGATCCAATCACTGGAGAGCCTGATCTTGTTACGGAAGCGATTGCCACAGCAGGTGAGTTTATTCCTGCAGCAGCTGGGGCCGGAGGGTTATTGAGATCAGCAGCTAGTAAATTACCGGCTTTTACGAGTGGCGAGACAGTTGGTCGTGGGTTAATTAGACAGCTTGGTCAAACCACAGCAGCTGGAGATATTGGAATTGCTGCTACGGGAGGTGCAGGATCAGCTGTTGGCGAAGAGATTGGCGGAGAAACTGGTGCATTAGTTGGATCAATACTGGCTCCCATAGCTGGAGTGGGCGCAGGAACCTTATTTAAGGGACTTCTTAATGCTGGAAAGGATGGTATAAGGAATCTTGTTTCTGGCGTAAATCAGTCTGTTTCTGGCTTTAGTGATGATGGTGCGAGCACCTTACTGGCAGAGGCAATGATAAGGGATAATGTCAGCCCAGATGAGATCGTTCAAAGATTACAGCAACTGGGCCCGGAGGCTATTCCCGCAGATGCCGGGGCTTCCTTTGCCAGGTTATTAAGAACCGCATCCAACAAGATCCCTCGTATTCAAGGTCAACAGGAAGCTGTGTTAAATCCACGCCAACAAGGCCAAGGTGCACGCGTACTGAACGCCCTGGATGACCAGACAGGCACCAGTTCATTGAGTGTAGATGATGAAATAGAGCGTCTAAATCGGTTGTTTAGGCCACGCATAGATGAATTATACAGCGCTGCCAGAACTCGAGGAGAAGAGGTATTCAGTCGTATTCGGCCCGCAACAATGGAGACTTTGGCTGGTCGACCACCAGAAAAATCCATTGTGCAAAAAATCCTGGAAGGACAGCCAGCTGCTGGGACTGGTGTGAAGAGAAAAGCTGATCTTGAGATGAGAGCCAAAGCCTTATCAGGAGAACCTATAACACAAATAGATATGATTGATGCCACAAAGCGTGCCCTTGATGATGAGATACAAGCAGCTATCCGAAAAGGAGAAGCTAATAAGTCTCGTAGTCTGGTAAAGATAAAGAATAATATTGTGCGCGAGGCTGACGAACAGGTTCCAGAATATGGTCAAGCCAGAAATGTCTTTGCGGGCAAAGCAGCATTAGAGAATGCAGCTGACTTTGGGATGCAGTTTATTAAAATGAAGCCTAGAGATATTGCTGAAATCACTCGAACCATGGGTGCTAGTGAGAAAAAGATGTATCAGCTTGGAGCTAAGGAAGCCATTATAGACGAAATAGACAAGATGCAGACTACCGCTGATGCAGCTAAGAGATTGTTTGGCAAGAACGGCAGCATTCAAAAACTGAGGTCATTATTTGACACAGAAGAACAATTCAATAGGTTCAATGATGTATTGAGAAGAGAGGCTGATTTTGTATATACGCGGCGTGCAGCTCAATCAAATTCAATGACCGCTCAGCAAGTTTCTGATATAAGCGAAGCAAATCAAGTTATCAGTGATGCTGTTGATGCATTTAGCAGTCCTAATCAGATTGTAAGTATTTTGAATAGAATATCTGCTGCGTTCTCAAAACAGGCAACCAATGAACAAAAATTACGCGCATTTGAAGAAGCTGGAGATATCTTATTAGCTCAAGGAATGGACCCGAATGAGCTGCAGAGGCTATTGAGAGCAGGCGCAAAACAACAACTTGAAGCGGCCCTTAAACGAGAAGCTAAGAAACAGATAGTAGCACCTAGAGCCAGTGCTATTGGCACCGAAGTAATTCAGGAATTTTTGCAGGAATAATTATGGCAACTAGAAAACCTAATGCCACCAAACAGCACTTTGACCGGTCAACAAAAGCTCCTCTTGCCGGTGGCCAGATGTTCTTTTATGAGCCTGGAACCACTACATTTAAGGATACTTTCTCAGACCAGGCCGCAACTATTCCAAATGAAAATCCAGTAATACTGGATGGAAGTGGATTTGAGCCTAATATATTTGGGAATGGTTCTTATCGTATAGTTCTTCAAAATTCCAGCGGTATTCAGCAGTTCGATAGAGATCCGGTTGTATTTGAGTCGGAAACAGGAGCCTTTGCCAATTGGAACTCAACAACCACCTATGAAGTAAATGATATTGTTGAGGGTTCTGACGGAGCATTTTATATTGCTATTGTCACTAATAGTAATATGACTCCACAAAATGGCGCTAATCCAGAAGTATGGACTAGATTTGATTTAATAAAACGGTGGAACCCTAATGAAACATACTTAACGAATGACCCTGTTAGAGGTTCCGATGGAATTCTTTATACAGCTATCCAGGAGAGTACAAATGTTGATCCAACATTAGATACTGATGGATCACATTGGAAAATGTTTGATAATATCAGAATCGATGGAAATCTTATTTCAGCAATAACAGGCCAAGTTGACATTCAAGCTGGTCCAGGAGGAGCTGTAAGTATTATAACTTCAGGCGGAGCCGGCGATATAAACCTGGATACTGTTACAGCTGGTGATATAAATCTTACATCGGCCTCAGGAGATATAAACCTTGATGCTCCAAGTGGAGAGCTACTGTCAAACACCATTCCTGTATCCTTAGCCCCAGTAACCCAGCAAGTATTTGATGATCCTCTTTCTAATCCTCATACATGGACTAAGCCTGCTAATGTTAAGTATATTATGATCGAAGGTTGTGGAGGAGGAGGAGGAGGAGGCGCCTCTAATTCTGCCGTAACGGAAGGAGCCGCCCAAGGAGGAGGAGCAGGAGGATCATTCAGAGATGTTATTGATGTAACTTCTATTTCTACTTTAACAATAGATATTGGATCAGGAGGGGCTGGAGGAATTAATTCTAATGGAAGCGCAGGAGGCGCTACAACGGTTGTAGGAACTGGAGTAAATATATCAGGAAATGGAGGTCAAGGCGGATTATTTGGCGCTCAAGGAACAAACTTTAATACTAATAATGGAGGCACCTCTACAGGAGCCGCTGTCAATATAACCGGCGGAGATGGCGGATTTGGAATAATTATTACTCCAACAGTATCTTTAGCAGGGAATGGAGGAGGCTCGTCTTTATCTGGAGGCCCAGCAGGCCCGCAAACTTTTCAAGCGGCCACTATTCAAAATGGTAATAATGCAAATGAAAGAATAGGTTGTGGAGGATCTGGAGGAAGCTCAATTGGAGGACCATTAGGTTCTAATGCTTTGGGAGGAGATGGCGGAGATGGAATTGTAATTATCACAGAATATAGATAAGCCCCTTAGAGGGGCTTTATTATTTATGGCTTAACAGTAGTTATATATTCCATATCAATATCTACTTCAACAGATGAAGTTCCTACTTGAACGCCATCAATATAAAAAGGAATTGGATATCGAGCATGATGATCAAAATTTGTATGGCCATCTGTTAAATCTATATAATTAGACGGATTACATCTTTTTCCATACCCATCTAACATAGGAAATCCTACGGCAAATTTTATTGAATTAAATTTATTTGATTCATCTGTAGAAAAGAAAAAAATAAAATTTATATAATAACTATCGATAGGACCATCATCAAATGAAACGGCAGAATTAAATATATTTCCTTTTACTCCATCAAAATAAATAGCCGCTGATTCAGAAAAAATTCCTGATGATATACAATGATGAGAATCTTCTGTAATTTGAAGAGGTGTTATTGAAGAATCAAAAGACAATTCACCTTCAAAATCTCTATGTGGAAAATCAAGATTTTCTAATTCTTCATCAGTAGCATTCACCGTCCCTTTAAAATAAACCGTAACAATTTCCCCAAAGCTAAGCGATGTTGCCAAAATGAAAAAAGCAGTTAATAAACATTTCATTCTTTGTTGTTTCCTTAAAAATAATTAATGTCAAGGAACTATTCTAACATGCTTATTATGAAAGTCGTATTTCAATTATTCTTTATATCTTCCAGAATCATATCCAGGCTCCAGACTATTTTGTAGTGGCCTTGATATTCTTCTAATAGTTCTTCTTGAGATGGCTGTAGCTTTGATTTACTATTTTCTTTTAGCTCGAACCAATAAGTTCTTCCATTCTTTCCTACCAGAATGTCATCATGGCCAGGAATTACTGAATAGCCAAGTTTCCGAAGATCCTTGACTATCTCAGCCTGGTTGGAATCTACGCGGTCCTTTCGGCGTCTAGGCACTATTTTTTAGTTCCAACAAATTGAACATCTGATCCTATATCACGTGGATCTCTTGGATTACCTGTCCATGGGTTAAATATCCAAGCGGTCAGTCCATGATATTCTCTATATTGCTGTGCATGAGAGGGATAAGGTTTTTCTTCACCAGTTTGAGGGTCAAATTTCATAAGTTGGTCTTGTATTTTTTTAGGCATTTTGCAACCTCAGTAGTCGAAGATATCTAATAGCTTCCAATGCTTCTTTAAAGTGGTAATTAGCTTTGGCAATATTTCTCTCAAATTGTTTCATATCCAATCATCCTATTAGTTATTTCCAGAAGCTCCTGTTCGCTTCCATATTCTCTCTCAAAAGCTTTTCGTCCATCTCCATGCCTAGATACCCATTCGCCGTTATTGCTTGGTATTTGGTGATGTGGGCCGCATAGAGGGATAGTTAATTGATGACATCCTGGTTTCGTTTGTCCCTCCATATGGTGTACTGCACAAGGTGTAAACGTATCGAAGTGATGAAGACAAACTATACATCCTAAGTCGTACAGTTTGTTGAATCTCTCTTTATCTTTCTTCGTTGGTGATCTCATATGAGTCAAACAGCACCCTTTCACAAGTTGATAATGCTTTTAATAAAGTTTTATGGACATTTTCGCTTATTCCATAATTTTCTCCCGGCAACACATCTTTTATTAGGTTTTTAGCATGAGTAACCTTTACTCTATTAGAGGCGCATATATATTGTTCTTCTGTCATTTTATTACCTCTCACACCCATTTCTAGCTTCAATAACGGGAATATTACCATTGCAGTCTATCTCTCCATGGACTGGATTAGCACCCGGATTCATAACAATGCATTGCTGAACACCTTCATCATATTTATTATCTCTAGCGGTAAGCCATAATCCATTGAGGCCCATATGTGGCGCATCTGATGCGGCAGGTTTGGTGAATGTAACCCTTTCTACAATACCATCGATAACGGTCTCAGCAACCTCAGAATTGGTTGGCCCTAAATGTAAACGCCATGTGGAATGAGTGGAATCAGAACTGCCCATATGAGTATCGGCGACAACAATGTACCTAGATGCCGGATCATTGTCTTCTTTATCTTTTCGGTACTCTAGTTCTAGAGGATCGTCCATCGAATACCCACAGGTACGCGCAGTAATAGCTACTTTATTGCCTTTATTGTGGTGATGGCCTCTAAAGTCGCTATGACTTATTGACATAAACCTAAATCCCTCCATTCTAAAGTTATGAGACCATGAATTGAATGCTTTCACATTTTGAATCCCAACCCAGCTTGTGAGAGGACAATTCAAGCCATTTATATTAAGTCCAGGATAACTATTCTCTGATCCAATAATTTTCACATTACTGAGATATGCTCCTAGAGGATAAGGAACTTTAGAACAAGATATCTTCTCAGTTTTTTCGCACCAGTTTCCAATACTGGTAATAGTAAACTGACCGCCAAAATCCTGGTTATAATAGTCCATATCGATATCATGCGCTGACAAATGAGCAAACGACATGCCATAATTGATAAATGGAGTTCTGATTCCAGTAACAGTGATATTAGATATCCAGGGATTTCCATATCTGGCTATCTCTGCATCTGAATTTGGGTCTTTCTTGCCGCAATGACTGCTAACGCCAATACTAACAGCCTCCAGGAATTCAGGCCGTGGCAATGACGGATCACCAAAAGGCTCGATCAATACATTGTGCTGACCGTACTGTATGCAGCTCTTTGGGAATTTGTCCCCGCGCTTAAGGAGGACACGCTTTCTGTTATATCCATTTAGAGGAGGCATAGTAGTGCTCTCAGAGGCGCCATTTGGGCACCCTTCGAAGTTTCCAGAGGTTGAGACGCAGATAGTATCAGAAGCGCTAAAATAAGCTTGAGGTGAGTATACGGTAACTTCTAAAGTATCGGCCGACTCAGTATCATCCTGGAAGAATACTTTAAGAAGAACATTAAACTTACAAATACCCTCCTCGCAGATGAAAGTATGGGATGCTACAGGGCCTCCAGCTTGCTCATTGCTAGGTAACCCAGTTACACTATGAACGGCCAGTGAGTCATCTCCAAAGTCAAAAAAGTAGCCATACTCCTTGAATTTGATATGCTCTGGACCTTCTGTCTTTACGCCGCTGAAAACTACCGGACAGGGGCTGAAACACTCGGTCCTGCTGGCCTCCAAATATGCTTTCGAATGTGAAAGCGAGCTGATTAGTATTAATGCTGTAAATAATATTGATTTCATCTATCAAAACCTCCTAATATCATCATAAGTTGATCTTTTGTAAATTCGCCGTCAATAAAAATTCTAGTTACTTTTTCCTCCCTGTCTTTAATGAAGCTAAGTCTCTTGTTTGGAAAATCCTCACCAACTACACTTCTATGAATTAACTGCCTTACTTCTTCGCTGAATTTTTCATAAGATTTCATTGTATTAATAACCCTATTGTTACACCTACTACGATTAAGAAACCGATAACGGTTCCCGCTACTATTACTATCAAAGTCTTTAATTGTTCCAAGTTACAAAACCTCCAAAATTAACCCATTCTCAGAAAAGTGCTGTTGAATGGCTGATTGATATTTCTTTCCATTGTGCTTGCTTAAAAGACTGCTTACTTTGATTAATTCCATCAATTTAAGCTTTGCCTCATAAGTGATATTTTTCTTTATCTGGCCGTCATAAAGTAACTTAAACTCTGCATCTTGTTCACGCAGCAAAGGAATTCCAAAGTGAAGCTTACAAAATGACTTTGCTTCTATGACAGTCTGCCCCATATGCTTTGCTATTTGAGAGTACCAAACAGCCCATAATGCATTCTGCTCAAGACTTCGACTATCTACACTGACAAAACCCTCTATTACCCTCCTATCTCGTAATATATTCTCATCTTGGACATCGACCGGGCACCAACATTGAAGACCCTCGTATGTATTAGGTACTGCGGCTAACAGTACCTTTTGTTTTGGTTGTTTTTTTGCTTTAGTCATTATCTATTTACTATGACATATGCCATAGCCCATGAAAAAGCTGATAGAAATATACAAACCCCGAACATATCTAAGTCTACGCATTCCATTAACTTACTCCTCTATTCCTAATATCCTGAAAGTTTCTTCAATCTTTTTTTCAAGAAATTCAGGTTCCGGTTTTATTTCAATCTCACAACTTTTATCTCCTTCTGGAGATGCCCAATCAATACCGATAGTTGGCCTATCAACCAATGACGACAAAGTAGTATTAGAATAAGGTGCCAAGTCACATTGCCTTACACCAGCTTTTGATATGTCTTTCATATTAATTATCCTATTCGGTTTCTGGTATAAATACCATTTTGCATTGTTGGCTTCTTGTAATACTTTGTTCGCATTGATCCCTAAGAGAGATCAAATTAGTTATGTCATATACTTCCTCAACTATTATAAACCCAAGCATCACACCTGATATTATTCCTCCTATTAGATTAGTCATTCATATTATCTCCAGGACCCGTTAATGATTTTTTCAGCTTTGGTTGTTATTTTTCTATTAATCAATTCTTGACCTTCAGTTAAAGGTTTTCTTGACCTTTTGGAATTTCTTGTTCGGTTATATTCTTCTCTATGCTTAGGCCAATACACTGTCCTAAACCATTCACTTTGGCATGATTTACAATCACTTCTATAGCCATCCTTCGATCTCTCCTCTTTTTTATTGAATTCACTATAAGGCTTCCATTTATTGCATTTAGTGCATATTTTACCGTCTTCCATTATGATATCCTCAAGTAATTATCAGCTCTTTCAATATGAGCCCCTTTTATCAATTCATTATCAGCATCATAGTCTGGATTTTCCTCGATAGCTGCTCTTTCCTCTTGAAGAGATTTTAGTAACCCTTTTTTGTCAATCTTACTAACCACTTCATATTTAACATGTTCATCAGGCAATTCTTCTTCGTTATCTATCTTAGGGTATTCCTTTCCTTGACACGAAGTAATCGTCAATAAGTCACCTTTTATTTTTGTTTCTCCAACTTTAGCCATGCAATTAACAAGATATATTTTTAGCCATTCTTGCTTTGCCTTAAGAGAGGCAGAACGTTCTTTAAGCCTGTCAGATTCTTGCTTTGCATAATCTTGCATAGGAGTAAGATTTTTTATAACTAAAGCTACCTGTTCAGCCTTGAGCTTAAATTCAATATCTAATGCTTCGATATGGTCAGCTACATCTTCCTCTGATAACTCATTGTCATCAATCATCTGATAGATGTCTTTGAAGGAATCAGCAATCTCATATAGATGTTTATTTATTAGTTGTGGCATTAGATGCTTCCTTAAACTGTAATTGTTTCTTGGTGTATGTATCTTCTATTTTCGCTATTCCTTTCGAACAAACATCATTTAAAGAAGTTATTTTCATTTTCATTCTTAATGTTTTCAAGATTGACTGATAAATTACATAGGATGCATTAGGATTTGGAGCTTCATTGATGGCTTTAACATTGCTCGTAACGAGACTTTTTACCTCTTTGACTTTATCATCAATAATTGCTTCTTTCTCTTCTTGCTTTTCAATATCGAACTCAGTGGCAACAACATCCATATAATCTTTATTGTCATATTCACCAAGATAAACAGCGCCAGCCACACCAAGCATTGACATGCATTTCTTAAGGGCGTCTGTGAGGGACTTTTTAGGTGCTTCTTCGTCTGTCTTAACTTTCCCATTGTTAAGCTGATAAATATATTTTGTATGTCCATAATTAACTACTGTTGCTTTCTCTCCTGAAGGACCAGGATAGTAAAGCTCCAACTTGATGGTTAATGTTATCTGGTTAGTTAATTGGAATGGTTTATCAGATGCCAGTGAGGGAATATGATATATTGGTTGTCCCTCGTCTTTGCGTTCTTCAAGTATCTTATATCCCCATCTATCGCCAATAGGCCCCCACAGTTCTGTCAGCTTCTTTATCATCCAATATCCACTAAGGGATAGTGAGCTATATCCTCCATTGTTATCGGGCTTACAATAAGCCGGATCGATCTTCTCGGCATGGTTCCATATTTGTAAATTATCAGTCATGGAAATAATCCTTATTTGGTCATTGTTTGTTGAAGATCAGTCATAGACCCATTAATATCTATATTTGGAAGAATGCTTTGAGGTTTCCAAATGATACGATTGTGATAAACACTAACATTCTGGCTTTCTATTTGTTCTGAAAAATAGGTTACATTATCTGATAAACCTAAAAAGTGTTTTTTGAATAAATTAGGTCCAGTCTTGCAAGTAACCTCAAGTTGTCTATTTTGATCCTTGATAGAGCATCTTCCTTCCATAGTAAGCATAAATTCTCCAGTTATGCCGTTGTAGAATACAGTTCTTCGTTGTATTTCGAACATATCGGCAGCCTTAGAGAGATTTTTTGATGCAACTTGAGCGTCTCTCATGCATCCAGTAATAGCGGCAATTGATAATACAATGCTTATTTTTTTAAGTTGATTAGTCATTGAAAGCATCCTTCATGATTTGTTGTTTTTCTCTGGGTGAAAGTTTTTGGTATTCTTCGAAGCTTCGGCGCTTTGAGCGTTCAAGGAGTAGATCTGGTATATCATCTGACACTTCAAATACCGATTGAACTCTGTTGTGGTGATCGTTCATCTCTCGTTTTCGATCTTCTGGATTTGTTCTTACAGTAGCCATATTTCTCTCCAGGTTTTGATTTGTGACTTCCATTTTACACACTGAATAATATTTGTAAATGGTAAAAGTTAACGAAATTATTAAATTGATTATGGTATAATTAACAAAAAGGAGAGAATATGAGTGCTGACATGTATCTGAAAATTTGTGAGTTAATCGAAGAATCCGAAGATTCACACATGGATTATGAATTTATAGAAGATGTTCTTAAAGAATTTATGGAGTCTAATTATAAAACTAAGGATAGTGAATCATATAGTGGCGCTACTCGGAATGCAGCTAAACACTGGGGAATAAGCGCCCCAATGGTAAGTTATGTAATGAACCATCGAAGCAAGCCTACAGAAGCTATGCTGGATGATATTGGCTATGATGAGTATACGATAACGTTTTACACCAAGAGGAGAAAGTAAGGTATAATTCACAACGGTTAATACTTGGTTTGTTAATCCCCGATAGGATAAAGCCGTAAAGCGACTATTTCATGAAAGATTGCGCGGCAATTTGACGGGGATTAATTTTTACTAGCTAGCCATCGCCATCGCCATCGCCATCGCCATCGCCATTGCCATTGCCATAGCCATTGCCATAGCCATTGCCATAGCCATCGCCATTGCCATTGCCATAGCCATTGCCATAGCCATTGCCATAGCCATAGCCATTGCCATAGCCATTGCCATCGCCATAGC